CGGAGGCTTTTCGCTGGGTCTCAACCCCAACGCCACCGGCACCGTGCTGTACTGCCCGACGAACTCGCTGTTCGAATTCGTGTGGGTTCATCAGGGCTACGCGAGGACCGAGCTCAAGGCCGGAAGTATCAAGATCAACGGGAGCTCGGTTTCCCGCAACGCGGACATCCTGGACTCGGTGCGGGGAGCCAAGAGCTTTGACGAGTTCAAGAAGAATCTGGTTGAGCGGCTTGAGGCGCGGGAGAAGGAAGTAGTCGAGGCAGAAGATGAATGATAGATCCCCGAGTAATCACAGCGATTGGTGTGTTCTTTGCGCTGGGATTGATGCTGATTCTGACTCCGCTGGTAGATAAGCAGGTTGACGAAGCCGCATTGTCAGGGTTCTTTGCACTACTTGGCGCTGCCCTTGCGTATGTATTTACGGGGAGCGGTAAATAATGTGCTATAATGTAGACATGGGAGGACACCGCTAAATGGGAAGTTGGGTATTTCAGCCGCAGCCTGGTCCTGAGGGGTCTGACGGCAAGAGCGCCTACGAGGTTGCTGTTGAGAACGGCTTTTCGGGCACCGAGCAGGAGTGGCTGGACTCGCTTGTTGGAGCAGACGGCCCTCCCGGCGCTGACGGCGCTGACGGCGCTCCCGGCGATCCCGGCGATCCCGGCGATCCCGGCGCTCCCGGCGCTGATGGCAACGTCGCGGCGGCTCCGTACGAGCAGATTGAGCCAGTTGGCCCGACGCTTGAGCTTGCAGATTCCACTTTTGGTCACCTGCTGCCTAACACGGCTCACTTTGACCAGATTGAGATGTTTCCGGTTGGCATGATTATTTCATGGACGGGCACTTACGGGCAGGTGCCTAACGGCTGGCTGCTTTGCCACGGACAGAACCTCACAGGCTACGAGACTAAGCTTATGCGCCTGTACCAGATGATTCCCGACTTTCACGGCGTCGGGTTCTTCCATACTCCCGACTTCCGGGGCCGGTCGCCTATCGGCACAGGCAACATCGGAGATGACGATTACGGCCCGAACAGCCCAGCGACCATGCCGATTGATCTGGGGCTTAGGGCAGGCGACAAGCGCGTAGGCGACCATATGCACCAGATCGTTTCAAACCACAACGCGCAACTTTATGCCGACACCGGCCCGGTAACCGGATCCGGAAACATCGTTCAGATAGAAACCGGCCCGAAAGGCGGATCATCGGCGACCACGGCGGGCCTGAATGAGTTTGTGGCAACAAGCGCCATACGCCGTGGGGCGTATCCGCCCTCTGGCGGCCTCGGTTCCCACCTTTACGACCAGCCAAAACGGTGGAATGCAATGCCTCACGGCTACGGGGGAAACATTCACCCGGTCACGGGCGTCAACTTCCTGATCTACTGCGGACAGGATACTTCTGAGATGAAGGATCTGGACAACCTTGGCAACGTACCTGAGGTCACTACGCGCATGATGATTGAATCGCGGCTGGCCGAGGCGGGCATTGACCCAGAGGAAGTCAAGATGCTCAAGGAACAGCTTGAGGCGCTTAAGACCACGGAGGCGAAGTAATGCAGTGGACTACTAACGGCAACAGTATCACACTGCCCTACGTCGCACCTGAGGACGACCTACAGTCAACGCCTGCTACGATCAAAGCGTTGGCCGAGGCTATTGTGGTTGAACTAGAGGCTACGTCTTCAAGTTCATTGCCGGTGGGCACCATTATTCAGGCTGTCGCACAGCCAAGCGACCTGTGGATTCTCTGCGACGGCGGCATGTACGCGAAGGACGACATTGGCGAGAGGCTTTATGAGGCCCTTGACGAGTACTGGTCGCACGGCGAGATTTCAGTCCCGGACGGCGACCCGATGCCTGTGCCCGACCTCCGGGGCCGCGTCGTGATCGGCGCGGGCGCCGACGGGCACCCAGCAAACACCGTTGACCGCCCCATTGGCAGGCGCGGCGGCGATACTCGCGAGCAACGGCACACCCACCAGCCTGCAGGGGCAACTCTGAGCACCCTGTATCAAAACGGCGGATCGCCGTTGCACGGCTGGAACCCTCCGGGCATTGACGCAGCCTCTCCACAGACAAGCTTCGCAGGCGAGGGTTACTCCGGCAACATGCCGCCCTACGCCGTGATCCCGTCGTTCATCTACGCCGGGAAGCCCGGTCCCTTTACGAAGGTCGGGGACATCAAGGACACCTATCCGGCACCTAACCCGTCGCCCGCCAGCACGCTCGACATTGAAGACGGCAAGATTCCGGTGCCCCCCGACGTTGAGAACAACTCACCCGACGGATACTGGGAGGCTTCATAAATGGCAGTTGAGTACGACCCAAACGGCACACCGATTCTCACTAATGACTCGCTCATTAGTGACGTGCCTCCGTACACCCAGGCCCTTGCGGCAACCGGTGTTGGCGGTGGTGTCAGCGGTATCAAGGACTCTAAGTTCAACGACCTGCAGCCCGCCGATCCTGTGACGCAGTACCCCGTTGGGGTTGTTCAGATGTGGTCGGGCTGGTACGTCGAACGCTTTGATGACTACCCGTGGAGTCAAACCGTTGTGCCGGTCCCCAACGGGTGGTTGCTGTGTGATGGCCGGACTTATGACCCGGACTATTTCACCGCGCTACACGAAGTCTGCCCTGCGTTCAAGGGCGGCTCCACCTTCCGCGTCCCCGACCTCCGGGGCCGGATGCCGGTGGGTATGACGTTCGGCCTGGAGTGGGACGGCGATTACGACCGTCCCATCAAGGCCATCTACACCCCCGGCGAAATGCACGGCGATTGGCGACTACAGCGCCACATGCACTACGTTGAGCCGACCGCGAAGTCCAACGAGTTCAACCCTAGTGGTGGCGACGATTGGTACTGCACATTCACGCCTAATGGCAACGGCCTGATCTATCCCCCGGAGAAGCACCGGACCACCTACAACATCCCGGCGAAGGATGGTGCCTACGGCCTCGGAGAGAACATGCCTCCGTACACCGCAATCAACTTCATTATCTACACGGGCAAGCCGACACTGGATGAGAACGGCGACATCCTCCCCGAGTGCGGGCAGGGCCCGGAGGAACCATACGCCACGACGCGCCAGATGATCGAACAGCGGCTTGCGGAGGATGGCATTAGCGAGGATGAAGTTACGATGCTCAGGGAACAACTCGAGGAAATCAAAAAGACGGAGGCCAAGTAATGGCTGTTGAGTACGATCCAAACGGCATTCCAATCCTGTCTGGGGAGTCAATGCTGTCTGACGTGCCTACCTACACGACCGAGGTTGCATCGTTTTTGGGGTTGGATCAAATCGTTCCGAAGTTTGCTGGTCCTTACCATCACAACTTTGGGAACCTCGCCGCTGGTGCCGGTACCACATCTCTGACCGCTTTCAGATTTAATGGCGAAGTCGGCGACGTTTGGACAGGCTCGTTCAATTTCGGCATCGGCAGTGTGGGCGGGACCGGTGGACTTGGCACTTGCAAGGTAAAACTGCAACTTGCTTCGGGTATCCAGCTTAATAGCGGCGCAAATGGTGGACTTACATTCGATATGGCGACAGGTGGTATGACGGTATCCCACGCGACTTTTACGTGGCGGGCCACTCAAGCGAACGACCATTTGATCTTTCAGGTCGTTGACAATGCATACGGAACTACAGACACCCAACTTAAAGCGTCCGCCATCAACCACGGGAATCTCTCGGCAACAACCAGAATGAAAAGGGAAAGGACGAAGGATGCCAAGTAACGCAGAGAAAGTACTGACCGAAGCCCGCAAGTGGCTTGGTCACCGGGAGCGCGAGCCGCAGCGAGACAATCGCGGCACGGGCAACCCGCCCACCAGCAGCGCTGGTAGTTGGATTGTCAACAAGTGCTGGCAGGAGGGTGGCTACACCTCGCCTCAGCCCTGGTGTGGGTGCTTCGTAATTTTCGTGGCGAACCGCTGTGGGTACAAGAACTACCAGCCCACGTCTAAGGGCGGGGTCGGGCACGGTTATACCGGGACCACGTACTCGGAAGCCCAGAAGCGCGGCTGGCTTAAGTCGAAGCCTGTCTCTGGCGCGTTGATGATTAAGAACGGCAAGCACGTCGGGATCGTAGACCACGTTTACTCAGACGGCTCGTACAGCACCATTGAGGGGAACTCCAACGACGCTGTGAGCGCCCGGCGGCGAAGCCCCAGTGAGGGCTGGTCGTTCGTGGTGCCACCGGACCTTGGTGGAGTGGGGGCTACCTCTGACGTAACCATGTACGCATTTGAGCGGCTGGACGTGAAGATTTACGGCGGCTGGGGCACCAAGGAAGCCCGCGACGGCCAGATGGCAAGTTTCAAGAACGGGCGACCGGACTACTGGACTCGCGCTATCAAGACCACTAAGGCCGCGCCCTACAGCTTTGAGGCAGGGCCTCCCGGCACCTACGGGAAGCCGACTCAGTACGGTGGCTGGTCCAGCAAGGAGACTAGGGACCAGCAGCTGGCGCAGTTCCAGGCCGCTAACCCCGGCATCCCGACGCGCACCTATAACTACAAGAAGACGGTCGCGGGCCCGCCGCCCAGCGACTCCACGCCCACTACCGGTGGGCCCGACAAGACCACTTAAGGAGCATCATGGAATCACAGCAGCTGACACCTGAGGAAATCGTAGACGAAGTTGACGACCCGCGTGACGCTCCGCCGTCGGCTACGGTTGTGCGTTTTCAGTGGCTTCGGTGGCTTCTAGAGAAGACGCCGGGTCTTCTTGAGGATAACCCGAACGTGACTGAGCTCAAGACTCGCATTCACGACTACCAAATCGAAAGGGGCGAGCGTGCCGCTGGACCCGAGGAAGTGTAAGACCTGCGGCAAGGAGTTTGTTCCTATCCGCAAGACAGCTAAGTTTTGCTCGGATAAATGCCGCTACCACGCTCACCTGGCTAACAAGAAGCGTATTACGATCCCGCGCGACCTGCGCTGGTCTGTGCTCAAGCGCGACGGGTTTATGTGCCGCTACTGCGGTGCTAAGCCCGCCGAGCGTGAGCTTCGCGTGGATCACCTCACGTCTGTCAAGGACGGTGGGGCTTTGACTGCTATGAACAATCTCGTCACGGCCTGTGACCCCTGTAACTCTGGTAAGGGTGAGCGCAGTCTGACGATGGACGACGTGCCGCCTCTTGACTGACGAAGAGACAATACCGGGTGAGTGCGTAGTCTGCGGGACTTATTTCCAGCAGAGTAAACGCGGACGCCGTAAGCTCTACTGCTCTAACAAGTGCAAGGAGCTCGCTGCGTCTGAGGGGCTGGAAACTCCGCGCATCCAGAACATCAAGGAACAACGCAAGAAGATGAAGGAACTCGCGTTCGCAAACATGCAGGATGACGTGCGCGAGATTATGCGCCAAGAGATTCGGGAAACTATTGGCCAGCATGTCAAGGATAACGTGCTTGGCGCAGCTGAGGTTATGACCGAGATGCTGCCTACCGCGCTTGCCGCTATCAAGCAGGACCTAGAGTCTGAGGACTGGATGGCTCGCTCGCGTGCGTACGCGCTTCTGATGAAGTACGTAATGACGTTTAAGGACCAAGACCCAGAAGCCGCTGGCAACCAGAACATCGTGGTCGTGTCTGGTGTGCCCACTCCCGACACACCCCTCGGTCACGCTGTTGTCGAGCAGTTCGACCAGCTGCAGGAGGGCGTTGAGGAGTTTGAGCAGGACTGGCCTAAGTGCAGCGTCTGCCATCAGCGAAAGCCAGAGAGCAACATGCGACAGTACGGCGGCCCCGACAGGATTATATGTACTTCATGCTCCATCACTCAGAGCTATAAGAGTGGTAAGCACGGTGCGCCAGACACGTTGATTGAACGTGATCCGCTGTTTGGTGACGGGGTTCCCCGTGAGGCCCCATCTAACGAGCATAACAAGCGCACCGCTGCAAGGAAGGTGAACTAATCAATGGAGGTAAACTTTGTTTACGATCCATTCGACGTACACCTGCCTTTTCACAAGACAGCGGCAAGGGAGAAGGCCGCTATCGGCGCCGTGGGCAGCGGCAAAACTATCGCACTCTGCGCCGACGCTATCAGCCTGGCCCTAACCCAGCCCGGCAGCCGCATCATGGTCGCCCGTCAGACTATCCCGGCGCTGCGCGACACTACTGAGACTGAGTTCGTCAACCTGCTTACGCAGCGAGAAGACGATGATGACGAAGGTAAGACACTGTGGGAGCTGTGCGAAGCCAAGCGCATGGCGGGGCACATTGACCGTATCTACTTTCCCAACGGCTCAGAGGTGATGTTCCGGTCGCTGGACGACTGGCGCAAGCATATGTCCCTTAACTTGGCGGCTGTGTACATTGACGAGGCGTCTGAGGTCGAGTATGACGCTTTCAACGGCCTCAAGACACGCCTTAGGCAGCAGCAGCCCACCGCTCAGGCGCGTAATATGGGCTACACATGGGACAAGAACAACGTAAGACAGTTGGTTGCGCTGGCTACGAACCCCAACGGCCACGACTGGATTTGGGACCACTTCGTAAACCAGGACGTACAGGGCCGCAGGTACTTTAGGTCCACGTCATTCGACAATCCGACGCTCTACAAGGACGATGGGCGACCGTCTGACTACCTAGAATCGCTACTCGCCATGCCTGAGATGTGGGTGAGGCGCTACGTGCTGTGCGAGTTCGACGCATTTGAGGGCCAGATTCTTGAGTTCTCCCCGGCGGACCACGTTGTTAACCATTTTGACCCGCCGAAGGACTGGGAACGGGCGATGGGGCTGGACTGGGGGCTCAGAAACCCCACGGCGGTCGTGTGGTGGGCGCGGAAACCCGGCACAATGCGCTGGTATCAGTACCGAGAGTGGCAGACCTACGACCCGACGGACGCCACTTCGCGTGAATCCTACGTGACCATGAGCGTTCACGACATTGCCCGCACGATTAAGGCGCTTGAGGGCGATGAAAAGATCAAATACCGCGCGGCAGACCCGGCAATCCGCAATCGCATGGGCGAATCCACGAAATCTGTGCAGCATTGGTTCTCAACCCACGGTATTGACTTCCAGCTGGGCAGCAAGGACTACTCATCGCGCATTAACGCCCTGAATCAGCTGCTTGTCAGGGGGGAACTGGTGCTTTCTACCGAATGCCCCATGACATCGGTGGCATTCCAACAGTATCGGTGGGCGGCTATCCAGGTATCGCGCGAAACTGACGGGCAGGAGAAGCCTCGTAAGAAGGATGACCACCTTGTAGACGCTGCTCAGTACATTGCCACGCTATTTTACGGCGAGGCCCCGGCTCCTACGCCTGAAAAGCCCGTAAAGACCTTCAATGACGAGATATGGGGCCAAGTTAATAAGCAAATCAAGGCTCAACAGGCAAGAATCCGGCATTCACCGGAATATGCTAGAAATAGTATGATATAATGGGGACCATGAGTAAATATACCGAGATGGCACAGTATCACGCCCACAATCCCGACCCTCGGGTTGCGGGCTGCCTAAACACTCTGAGGGACGAGCAGGGTGTCGTGTTTCCCGGCATTGAGCCGGACACATCGGCCTTCTGCTTCGTAGGTGAGTCCAGCATTCTTGCGGCTTGCCACGTTATCTGGGGAGCCGACGTGCGAAAGCTGCGCGACTACCTTGAAGGTAAGGAAGACGACAAGACCGCTGCGTATGAGGCGCGGATTGTCGAGCTTGAGAAGGAACTTAAGAAGTATGAGAACTTCATTGATGCCGCTGAGGACGCTGGCATCTTTATTCCTGCAATTAGCTAAGAGGTCCAATGGCAGATACTTCTGACGCTACACCTAAACTGGATATCATGGAGCTGCAGCAGCGCAAGGAGTATGCGCGTAAGTCGCGGCGTGTCTGGGAGGGTGAGTGGTGGGCTAACCTCGCTTATGTGAACGGCGAGCAGTACGTCAAGTGGGATCTTAACACAAACCGCTTGATTGAGATGCACCAGGTGCCGGGTAGCGAGCGCGTTATCCGCAACATCTGCATGCCCATCACGCGACGTGAGCGAGCCAAGATTCTTAAGACTATCCCGACGGTTGAGGCCCTGCCTAAGACTGAGAAGGAAGACGACCAGTACATTGCCAAGGTGATAAACGCTCAGTTCCGTGACTGGCGCAAGAAGTGGAAGATGGACCGCCGCCTTCGGAACGCATCGTTCTGGGTCGTCACTACTGGTAACGTCTGGATGAAGTGGTACTGGGATAGCGCGAATAAGTGCGTGCAGACGGCGGTTGTCCCACCGTTTGACATTTACCCCGACCCTTATGCCAAGTCCATGCTGGACTGCCGCTGGGTCATTCAGACGCAGTTCCTTGACCTGCAGACTGCTAAGGAGCGTTACGGCAAGGACTTCAAGGCGATGGAGATGGACGCCCTTGCAGGTCTTGAGGGCAGGCTGTACGCGAACTACGCGGACGCCTTCTCCGCAAACCTGCCCGGTGTGGTTGTGAACGAGTACTGGGAGCCGCCGAGCGCGACGCGACCCAAGGGCGCGTACGTGGTGTGGGCCGGTCACGAGATGGTCCATGAAGGTCCGTTCCCGTACAAGCATGGTAAGCTGCCGTTCACCCACATCGGGCACATTGAGCGTGCGAACACTAAGTGGTACGCATCGGTCATGGACTACATCCGAGGCCCGCAGGAGGAGCTTAATCGTGTCGAGTCGCAGATTTTGGAGAACCGGAACCTCGCCAATGGCAAGTGGTTCATCCCTCACACGCTTGAGCTTGAAGCGGACCCGGACGCCAGCCCGCGCCAGATTCTTCGCGCGTCGGGAGGCCCGCCGGACGCGGCTCCGCAGTTCATCGAGATTTCCGCGCTCCCGTCGTGGGTAGCGAACGAGTCTGACCGTATTACCATGTTCGCTCAGGATATGGCGGGTCAGCACGAGGTAAGCCGGGGCGGCGTGCCCGGTCGTGTGGAGGCCGCGCAGGCTATCCAGCTGCTGCAGGAGACCGATGACGAGGTGCTTAAGGACACCATTCACTCAATGGAAGAGGCGCTGTCGGAAGGCTACTGGCAGTGTGCCAACCTGCTCAAGCAGTTTGGCAACCCGAAGCAGATTCTTAAGGCGTACGACGACGAGGGCCGCGTTGAGGTCATGGAGTTCATGGTACAGGACCTGCCCGACGGAAACGACCTGCAGATTACTACTCAGACCACCACCGGCCTGCCTCAGAGCATCGCTGGCCGTTGGGACCGGGTGCTGAACCTGTGGCAGTACAAGATTATTGAGGACCCGAAGCAGGCTATGGAGCTTCTGAACCTCGCGCCTGAGAACCCTGACCTGCTGCCCGAGGCTCAGGACAAGGCACAAGCTTACCGGGAGAATAAGCTGATGAAGGGCGAGCTTGACGGCGAGCCCCGGCCTATTGAGCCGTATCAGTGGAACAATCACCCGGTCCATATGGAAGAGCACCGCCGTTACATGAACTCAGAAGAGTACCGGCAGCTGGACCCTCAGACCCAGCAGTTCTTCCATTTCCACCTTGAGCAGCACGAGCAGATGCACTTGGAAGAGGTGCAGAAGCAGGCTACAATTGAAATGACTGCTCAGGGACAACCGCCTATGCCTCCTGAGGGGGGCGGAGGCCCAATGCCACCGGGACCCGGTGGACCAGCGCCAGTACAGGCATAGGAGAGCAAATGGATATTACTAAGGCAGCCGACCAGGCTACCAACGCACTTTCGACAATCGTGATGATCGCTCAGCAGGCAGGCGACGAGGAAATCGCCAAGGCCGCTGAGAACATGATCCGAGCGGTTGGTGAGATTCAGCAGCGACTCGGTGTCCCTGCTGAGGGGCAGGCACAGCAGCCGGGAGCACCGACTGCACAGCCTCCCGCTATGTCGGGAAACCCTGACATGGCAGCAGCCGCTGCAGAAGCAACGGCTATGATGAATCAACCTACTACGCCTCCCATGTGAGGCAAGGAGAACCATGAGCGAGACAGCAGAGGCACAGGCAGGCGACGGCGGACTTGAGGTTTCCCCGGAGGATGTTGCTCCGAAGGAGTCAAAGTCTGCTGGAAGCAAGCCCAAGACCGAAAGCAAGGAGAAGTCGTCACAGCCCAAGTCTGAGGCAAAGAGTTCTGACGAGAAGTCTGAGCCGAGGCAGGAGGCCAAGGAGGACGGAACCGCTCCGTGGGCCAAGGACCTTGCGGATCGTGGTCTTAACGACCCCAACTTTGACAGCTATCTTCGTGAAGTCTGGCAGCCGCGCATGACGCAGTTCGAGCAGGACCTGGGCAACTGGTCCAACCTGTTCGGTGGCGATATGGAGCGAGCCCAGATTATGGCGGGACTGGCAGATGCGTTGGAGCAGGACCCGGAAGGTACTTATCAGCAGATCGGGGAACTTCTCGGTTTGCTGACTGACAGCGAGGAAGGCTCCCCTGTGGGAGAGGACCAGCTTGCAGGTGATGGCACGGATGAGACAGACGGTACAGAGCCGGATGAGTACCGGCAGTGGGTTATGTCCAAGATGCAGGAGGAACAAGAGGCAAAGCAGGACGCCGCATATGAGGACCTTCTTGCTGAGCTTGAGACTGCACACCCCGGATTTGACCGTGAGCTGTTTCATGCAGCCATCGTCGCCTTTGATGGCGACCCCGATCAGGCGCTTACGTGGTACATGAAGTACCACCGGGCACCTGAGCCAGCAGCTGAGATGGACGGCCCGGACCCAGTGGGTGAGGGCAATCCCGTTCCTCCTACTCAGGAGACTTACTCGGGAATTGGCGACGCGATTGCAGCCTTTATGTCGGAAGACAAGACTGCACGCTCGTAACTAATCTAGGAGAAATCTAATGGCGGATACCGCTAGTTTCAGCGCAGCGATGAAGACCAAGTTTATTGGGCCGATTCGTGACCAGCTGAACTCAAACAAGATTCTTCTCTTCGGTCTGCGTACCCGTGACGGTGACGACAAGCAGGACATGCCTCACGCCTCGCGCGACTTTAGGGGAATCGTTGCAGACTCGACCGGCATTGACTTTGTTGGTAACGAGTTCCGCATCCCGCTCCGCACTTCGCGGAATCAGGGTACTGGTGCCCGAGCTGAGAACGCTATTCTTCCGGCTCCGGGGAACCAGGGTTACAAGTACATCAGCGAGGCTCTTCGCTACTTCTACGGTCTGTTCAACATCACTGGTCAGCTTCTTAAGGCCAGTGCCACGAACGAGGGTGCGTTCCGTCGCGCCCTGCAGGCTGAGATGGAGGGCCTTACGGACGACCTTAAGCGCCACGTCAACATCCAGGCTTACGGCCTCGGTGACGGCGTGATTGCCACGGTCGCTTCGACTACTGTTGACGCGAAGGGCGACGCCCTTCCCGCTAACACTGTTCAGCTTGACTCGACCGTCTACTTTCAGGGTGGCGAGTACGTGGACTTCTACGCGGCTGCTAACGTGCCGGGTAGCGCTCCGCTGAACGCGACTGCTGTGTACGTGACGCAGATTGACCGTGAGCGTGTCACGGTGACGTTCAGCGCGGACCCCTCGGGTTACGTCGCTGACGGCCAGGTCATTGTCCGCGCATCGTCTGACTCGACTCAGGCTGTGCCGAACAACGACTACATGGACGCGATCAACGGTCTGCGTAACATCATTGACGACACCGAGGCGCTGCATGGTCTTGACCCTGCTAACGCTGGTGAGTCTTTCTGGCGCTCGTCTGTGGTGGACGCGGAGGGTAACACGGTTGGTGATGACCTGCTTCGTCGCTTGAAGGACGCTGTGGGCTTTGAGTCCGGCTCCGACGAGGAGATGATTCTCATTACTACTCGTGGCATTCGTAACCGCTACGCGCAGGAGCTCGTGGCCTACAAGCGCTTCAACGACGCTCAGTCGGTGAAGCTGCGCGGTGGGTTCACGGCGCTCATGTTTGACGAGACTCCGATGGTTTACGACGACCACTGCCCCTCCGGGCACCTGTTCGCCGTGAACACGGACGCCATGTTCTGGTCGCAGATGAGCGACTGGGAGTGGATGGAGGAGGACGGCGAGGTTCTTAAGTGGGAGCCGCGCTATGACCGTTACGTCGGTATCCTGTTCAAGTACTGCAACCTCGGTACTTGGGCGCGTAACCGTCACGGTAAGATCGTCAACGCTGAGGATGACGTTAAGTAGCCTTAGCTGGTAGCGGGAGCAGGTCGGGGTGGGGTCTGAAATACGGCCCCACCCCGCTATCAATGTGATATAATAGGAGCCCAATGCCTGAGACACCAATCTTTAATATTCCGTGGACCGAGGATGACGATTACGTCAAGGAATGGCCCGCGCTTTCTAAGGCCATTGCCGAGGCTGTCGAGGCCGCGTGCGGCATCGCCACGTCTGTGCCTCAGGTCACCCCACCGGGCGCAATGACTCAGTTCGCGGGTGATAAGGCGCATATCCCGGCAGGCTGGCTTGTCTGCGATGGATCGTCCTACTCGTCTAACCCAGCAGGGCTTTATTACAACCTTTACAAAGCTATCTCAACTCGCTTTGGTTCGGACGGCGCCGGACCAGATGGATTTGATCGGTTCAAGGTTCCTAACATGAACGGACTCTTTCCGCGTGGTGTGGTAAATGACCTTGGTATCGGTGACGCTGGTAAGGGCGGCTCGGATAACGCAGTCGTCGTGAGCCACACTCACTCAGGATCAGGCACCACGAGTTCTGCTGGTCACCACAGCCACCACATGGATCTCGCTGGTCATCACTCGCATACTCAGCATCGAACTTACTCCGCAAACTATGTCTATGGGCTTTCATCGGGTCCGGGTCAGTACGCGGTGAACTATGGCGAATACGCGCAGGTGCTGGATTATCAGGGCAATCATAGCCACGGCCTCCACGGAGCCGGTGACCACACTCACACTTTCAGTGTAACTACCGGCGGTGCAAGCGGTGAGTCGGATGGCATCGGTAAGAACGTCCCGGCCTACATGCCAATGTACTACATCATCAAGATTTAAGGAGCATCATGCTTGTTACTCAGCTACCAGAAGGACTTAAGCTTGCGAACGACTCAAAGATGGTATTCGTTGAGTCTGACCTGTATGGTATTGTGGAGCGCCTGCAGGAGCTTGATCCGAACCTGTACGTCGTCTTCCACGAGAAGAACGAGAAGCCCTTTACGGTAATGGAGAAGTGCGCCGATGGCGTGCTTCGCTTCGTGGCTCGCTACGAGGAGCTTGACGCGCGAGTCATTGAGCACATGCAGTACATCTTGAAGGTGCCGTTCGAGGAGCGGCTTAAGAAGGTTGAGAAGGAAATTGACGAGGCGAACGCGCTGTACGAGAAGCCGGACGAGGAAATCCTGGACTGGCTCGCTACGGAGATGCGACGTGACATGCTAAAGTATGGGATTGTATAATGCCACTACGTGACCCAAGAATTGCTCCCATCAGGGATAGCCGAGGCGACAGGCATGAAGACCACCGTTACACGGGCTACGGGAACGAGCACGAGGTTCGAGATGAAGGGAAGTATCTCGGTGACAACTTCCACAGGGACTCGTTCCTGTTTCAGATAGACCCTCCGCCGTACGCCGCTGACGACAATCAGGACCATATTAATTATTACGGGAAAGACACGGGCGTTCACGCACGCGGGATGAGCCCGGACGGCTACCCCCACGGTAAGGAGCCTTATCCGGGGAACGACAGTAACCAGCAAAGGCTTTTCGGGGACAGTGATCTTCCCGTTCCTGACCCGTTTAAAGAGTGGGGGGTTCAGGAGTTCAAGTCCAAGTACCCGCCGGGGAAGAAGGAGAACAGGCAGTGGTACGCGAGCCACATCTACGGACGGCTTGATCCGAGCGGGCACAGGCGCTTCGGTGACACTCTGGGCAAAGGCGGCATGGACTCCATTGACCGCTGGTGGAACGTGAGTGACTTGATTGGTCACGGATTGATGGATGAGCTGCAGAAGCCCGGCGACGACGACGGCATGTCGGATGAAGCGTGGCAGCGCAAGAAGATGAAGAAGGCGCTTTACATGCAGAAGCAGACTCGCCCCGACGGCACTGAGACTGACGTAGCTGATCTTTACGGCGCGAAGGATAAACTGCCCTCCCAGATGGAGCGCCACGACCCGGAGCTGTTTGAGTCTCTTGAACTCTCGCCGGGCGACAACCCGCAGTACGAGCTTGGCAAGCCCTCCGCTCGGGAGCGTGCTACTAAGAAGTTTGCCGCCAAGCAGGAGAAGGCAGAAGAGGATTACGCTAAGAAGGGCGTTACCGGCCTAAATGACATGCTGGCCTCTGCACTTGGCCTTGGTAAGAAGAAGAAGGGCTAATGGGGCCCACCGTCACACTTGAGCAGCTGGTTGACCGCTGCCTTACCTACGGGTACGGCACGGTTGACCGCGACACTTTCCGTACGCACATCAATCAGGCGTACATGCAGGTCGCCAATTCGTTCAAGTGGGACTGGCTGCAGGCTCAGGCTCTGGTGAAGACGCTTCCCGGTATCCCGGTAAGTGACCTGCCAGCTGACTTCAAGCTATTCGGGCGGCTGCAGCCGGTCACTGGCACCGATAATTGGTACGTGCCTGAGTACATGGATGAGATGGACTTCCGGTCCTACTCCCCCTTGAAGAAGGCGTCCGTGAATCTGCGGGCTCAGCCGCAGTTCTTTAGCCTGTGGGATGGCCAGATTCGCTGGAAGCCCGTACCGGACGACGAGTACGTGTATGGACTGTTCTACTGGGCAGCGCCACAGCACCTTGAGCAGCCGGACGTGACGCGCATTCCTGACCACGACGTAGACGTGCTGGTTGTGGGAGCGCTCCGCAACGCCGCCATGCGAGAGAACAACCTGCAGAAGCAGTCGCTGTACTCTACACAGTACGAGGCCATGATGGAGCAGATGATGCGGAACCAGAAGGCAAAGCAGATGCAGAAGCGGTCTAGGGTGGACATGCCGGAGACTTACGCTGGCCAGTTTGACGAGGATATCCACGGCGTTAGGCGCTGGTATCGTCGTTGAGTAAGCTCATCAACATCCCTTTCCCCGAGGGTGTCAATAGCGACGCCCCTGTATCCAAGCTGGAAGATTCCGAGTCGCCCATCATTCGGAACGTGATGACTCGCTACCTGCCGACCCAGGTGATCCCGCGTAACGGTATCCCTGTGGTCACGTCATGGTCGCTTGCGCTTGACGGCACGGACCAGTGGGCGGAGGCCGACGGCTGGTTTCCCTACTTCGCCGCACCCTCGCACGACGGACGTACATTTCTTATCGGCACCACCGACGGGACGTGCAAGTGGGCACCGTACTACCAGCCTACTGACTTGCCAGATTATAAAGATGACTTCCTGTACAAGAAGGGGTACGGGTTCATTGAGGTTGACCTTACGATTGAGCCCGACCCAAATGACCCCTACGACCCATCGTACAATATGTCTTACGGTACGTGGAAGTCCGGTGGAGATAAGGGGATTCAGGCTAACTTCTGGGGGCAGTGGGCGCATTATGACGGTATGACGTTTATCTGCGCTGCGGCTGATACCGTCAATGGCACCGCTACCGTCAAATACGCAGCTAAGTTCTCTGACCCGGCTAGCACAACTAAGGGGCAGAGTCAGAGCTGGAATTACGCGGCCCTGCCCGGAGCAGAGAACATTCTGCCGCTTGCATTCCTGCAGGCTTGGTCCGGGCGTGTCACTATTAGTGCTAGTACCTCGCGTAACGAGTCAGTGACTATTACACCAACGGCAGAGGAAAATAAGTACAGCACAAAGATCAGTGCCGTAGACTCTAAGTACGTCGGTCGCATTGCGTGGCACGCAGCCGGTACGGCTAAGCCATTGACTCACTACGAATACAAAATCAAGTCAACCACTCATTTTGAGCGCCCGTACCTGTTGGGGCTAAAGAAAGATGAGGGCCCTACCTCAACAAATATGATTGGTGAGTATGCTCCTGTCGTCCACGCCCCCATCGGCTCGCACACGCTGGCTGTGTTCCGCGAGCGCGTGTTCGGCGCACGAGGTCATATCAGTCAGACGTGGGCCGATACCTTGCATCAGGGGTTCCCTGAGGCCATTGAGGGCGTGGGTGGGTACTACGGTAACGCAGTGGTGTGGAGCCAGCCAGGCGCTCCTACCAAGTGGCCCACCACTAACTACGCCATCGTAGACAACGACGACGCCGATCCTATTACCGCCATGTACGCAATGGACGACGCGCTGTACATCTTCAAGGCGACGCGCACCTACCGCATGGTCGGCTACGACGAAGAATCATTCTCGGTCGAGAAGGTGTCTAACGTGGTGGGCTGTCCGTATCCTAACGGTGTGACTGCATACGAGGGTACAATGTATTTCGTGTCAGACGATGCAGTGTATTCCATGACGAACGGCGAGCTTGAGAACCTAACCGTGACGGGCTCGGGCAAGGGCATCTCCAACCTGCTTGCTGAGCGCCCGTGGGCGCTGCACAAGAGCAGGCAGCAGGAACTGCAGGGGACCCCGATGTATGAGCACTACTGGCCCACCGTGGCAGTCACGCCGGACGGCCACCTGCTCATGTGCTGCCAGGACATCAAGGGCGGCTACGACCCGCTCAAGCTTACGGATAACTTCTGCTACGACATTGCGACTGGGACGTGGAGCGAGTGGGGTTACTACAACAAGGCACTCAACCCAATGCGCGTGCTGCAGGGTCCGACCGGGCGCGTCTACGGCATTCACCACTCGTTTATGACTGAGCTTACCGACGTATGGAACCCGACGGCCAAGCAGCTGCCCGTGTACGATGAGGTGCCTAACCTCACCCCCGAGTACCTGCACTGGTACGAAGCGCCCGATATGTACACAGGGGACATCTGGATCGGTAGGCAGTGGCAGATGGAGATGCTTAAGTCGGCCCTCACGAGGACGCCTGTGCCCGTACAGATGGACGTGTATGTGTCGTCGCCGGGCTCGACAACCCGCATCAATGAGATGCAGATTGACCACGGCATCTACGCTGAGGCTGAGTACATCAAGCCTACGTGGCAGGTGTCGTTCGCATCCGACCCGGATATGCGTGAGGTCATTGACACGCACACCATCAAGCCCCGCGTCAAGGGCAAGGCAGACACAGTAGGACTGGATGAATACCATTTCAGCGACCGGCTGCTTAACACGTTCCAGCGTGAGGGCCAGACTATCCGTATTGTGTTCACCTGTCTTACCGATATTACTGATAATCCGCCGGAATCTTACAGACTGTATAACGTCTTTATGGTCGCTGAGCAGGTCAGAACGCTCGGCGTTGACAATTCACCTACCAAATAGTATGATATAATAGGGGCAGTTTACAATGCTAAACACTATGCTAAACCGATATGGACGCCACTATGGCACGGAGGGACAGCGCACGACGATGCTCGATTCCGCACGTCGCATGATGACTAAGCAGACAGGCGTGACGCCTGAGGTCCCTGCTGCTCCGGGGCTGTCCTCACGCATTAGCCCCGGCACTGTTCCTATGAAGAAGGAGATGCGGTAATGGCTGATAACCTTAGCTTCCAGCATTGGTTTAAGGCTTACAAGAAGCTCAAGGGCAAGCGCAAGGACGGCGTTGCCTACAAGAACGCGAAGATTGACGAAACCTCACGCAACGCTTACTGGAAGTGGCGTTCTAACAAGGGCGCTCCGGTCTACGGCTCACCTCAGAACCCCAAGGACATCGCTGAGGACACGCCTGTTCCGCCGCCTGCGTATGACCCGAATGCCTACAGGGACACGGAGTACTTGAACGCCGAGCGCGATCTTAACACCCAGCTTAATCAGGACCAGACCGCGCTTGATGAGGAGCACCGGAACTACCTTATTGAGACATTTGGTAGCGACTTCGTTAACAAAGCAGGGGCCGGACGCCCGGCGCTCAACATTCAGAAGAACGCTGCCGGGACTTTTGACAACGCTCAGATTGAGCAGTTCGGTGGTCAGTTTGCCAACATGCGGGAAATGCGCGACCAGGGGTATAAGAACACGCTGAACTCAAGCGCTCAGCGCGGGATGCTCAGGTCCGGTAACAACACCGTGCAGCGTAAGCGGACTACTGACCAGTACCAGCAGAACACGCTGGACGCGCTTAGAGGGTACAACAACAATGCCACAACGTACAACCGTAGGTACTCAGACAACCTCACTAATCACACCAACTCAATGCAGAGCCTCCAAAGCACGGCTCAAGAGCGAGCCAAGCGTAGGTACAACGAGCGCTGGGGGATTAGCTAATGTCTACTAATAACAATAGCCTTGACAACCCACGGCACAAGAAGCGACTTAAGAACTCCAACAAGCGCCGTGGCGTCGGCACAATGGGCCGGAAGTACGGCAAGGCGCAAATCCGCTGGGATAAGCAGAAAAAGAGGTACGTTGTATATAACTACTGGGCCGATGACCTGAAAGCTTCTAAGCCCGCCGAGATTCGCACTGCGTACAGCGGAGAAATTAAGGATTACGAAGACTACCTCAAGAGCAAGGGCATCAGTGTCCCTAGTGCTGGGTCAGCGACTGGCTCGCCCGGCTCCCAACAGGGAACCACTCAGGCAGCCAGTACGGCAACCGGCAGCTCGTCCTCGTCGGACGATGTAAAGACAAGCTCACCATTCAAGGGGTACACGCCCGACAGCAAGAAGACTATTGATAACTTCTTCCATGATATGTTTGCCCCCGCGCGGCGCAGCCTCGCCCGTGAGCGCAGGCGTTTTGATGAGCGTAAGGCAGCGTCGGAAGGTGCGTGGGGGAGCTACAACACTTGGCTTGAGTCTCAGCGTACGAAGTATAACCAGCAGGCAGCAGCGATTGCTAGCGAGAACAAAACTCGGGCAGAGGACCTTCACGGTCAGACGACCAGCATGGTTGCAAAGTTTGCCGACCAGGGATTCGTTGACGCCTCGCTGCAGAGCGGTACTACAGCAGCCGCTGCTGACACCGTTGCTGGCCAGTCGGAGACTTCCAACGCAGCTCAGAGCGCCCTTGATAAGATCAACCAGGACTACCATAACGCCCAGTTGAACATTGATAGCATGGCAAGCGCTGAGGCTAGGTCTGGTCTTGACGCAGCGTACATGAAGGGCATTGACGAGCTCGCGGGTAAGGAAGCCGAGCTGAACGAGAAGATCGCTGCGGCTAAGCTCGACCGCTTCTACAAGGACCGGCAGTACGGTCTTGACAAGGAGGCCGCTGAGTGGCTTAGGTCGTCGCAGGGTCGGGCGCTTGACCAGAAGGACGAAGAGATTAACGCTTCTAAGGCATCATCTGCTGCTACCGCAGCCAAGGACGCTCGCAAAGCTAGGATTGACGCAGCGAACGACTTGGTTAAGAACAACAAGACCGTCCAAGAAGGCATGAGGACAGCTGTTGAGGAGCTTAATAAGATGAAGACCGACAGGCAGTGGGGGACCGACGCGCTTGATGCGGGGGGCGAGGGTGACGTTATGCGGCAGGCCGCTCGTCACCTCAGGGCCATCTACTATAACCTGCTCGGCAACGAAGAGGTTGCCAAGCGGATTATGACCAGCGTGTTCCAAGACCGCTTTAGGAACCAGCCTGCGGCTGTCAAGGAGTTCTCTGACATCTGGAACGGGCGTAGGGAATAGTGGCCAAGTCCCAAAACATTGTTGGGGTGCTTGATGCGCTTCGCAAGGAATACGGACTAGAGCAGGAAGTAAACGATTGGCCAGACGCTTACCGTAAGTACTACTCAAAGCCGTTTATCCCGTCTGCTACCCCGGACTTTTACAAGGGGCTCGGAGGCGGTGACGACGGCATTAGTATTGGCGACGTGTTTTCTCCGTTCAAGAGCGTTGGAATGGCCGCGCTTAATACCCTGTCGGTGCCGCAGGCCATCGCGTTCACGCTTGCGTCCAAGGGTATCGAGGGCGTAACCGGGCGCGAGGGGATGGACTGGTCCGACTTGGCCGGTGGATTTAGTGAGGACTACCAGGGCTTCAAGGAAATCTTGGAGCAGTCCGGCGTGCCAGAGGACTCTAAGTGGTCTACTTGGGCTGGGCTCGCGGGTGACATTGCGCTTGACCCGCTTTGGTTTGCGGCCCCCGTTAAGGCTGTTCGTACAGCCGCCAAGACGCCGATGGATGTTGCCAAGGCGTTTAGGAGCATGCGCGATCCGCGAGCTATTGCCGCAGCTCGGAAGACGGGTGAGGAGGCTGGCCCCACGGAGGGCTGGAAGGAAGCCCTTGGTAAGTTTGCTGCAACTGGGAGCCCCGAGGTCCGTGCTCAAGCAAGGGTCTTTGATGACTACGTTGCCGCAGCGGCCCCGGCGGCTGTCCCTGCTGCAACGGGGTCGGCTAACGACATAGCTTCTGCGCTTGCCAGTCTGGCTGACCCGACGGCTATCGCAAGCGCGGAGCGAGTCGGGACGCGGGACGCACTGTCTAAGGGCCTGCCTGATATGTGGAGCGGTAAGGTATCCGACGATGTTAAGCCACCGCCGGGCGAGGTTGCAGTCAAGCAGGACATCGTTGATATGTCTGATGAGATGTATGACGGCTGGGACTACGTTGACGAGAATGGTGTTGTCGGTGGGCTCCGTGACGAGCAGGGGCTGATTACCCCGGTTGCCGCTGAGCGAGCCGGAGCAGAGAAAAGCGGCAGGGTCGGAACCACGTTCAAGACTGAGGATGATGAGACTCTTATTGGAGAGCTTGGTAGAAGGCTGCGCGGAGAAAAGAAGCCCGAGCCTAAGTGGGTAGACAAGGACGGCAAGCGACACCTCATGCAAGGGGAGACTGAGAACAGGGTGGCCATAAGCATTGGTCTGGCACCGTGGAAGCAGTCGAGCAGGTTCAATAAGCAGATTGCGTTCGGCCCCTCCTGGGCACGACACATTGACAGCAGCAGCTGGTTCAGCCGCAAGATTCGCGGCATTGTGATGCTGCCTGTTGAGAAGGGTATGCACCAGCTGGGTAGGTCAGCTCGTGAGCAGCGAGGAGACAACGCGACGGCTATTCTTAAGCAGCAGGAGGACTTTGCGGCGCGAGGAAAGGACCTCGCTGAGCGACGCTCAAGGGTTGGGAGGACCGACTGGGAGGGCAAGACTGCGGCGGAGATTATGGACATTCGCTCAACAGCTATGTCTTTGGTTTCCGGTGCCAGAAACCTTGCTACTGACTCAGAAAGCGTTAAGAAGCTGGCCGAGTTTGAGAAGAATATGATTGATGAGATGATCCTTACTACCGACGATATCAAGCTTATTGATTACTACAACGCAAGGTATCTTGCTGAGTATCGGCTGGCTAACGGTGGTAAGATGCCCGACCAGGGCGGTGTCGCTATCGGTGCCTACGCGCCGCAGGGACCGGACCCGAAGTCTCTGTCGCTTCTTAGGCTTGAGGGCCGTATGAACGCCGAGAATAATGTTGGTCGTGGTAACAGGACACAGACTGATATGAACTCGGAGAAGCAGCGCCAGTTTGGTTCTGTCTTTAACTACATGACAGGACGCCAGTTCACTTCTCACCTCACCGACATGGGCATGAGTCAGGCAACGGCTAACAAGATGATGCAGATTATCAAGGATTCTATTCCCAAGGAGTACGGTAAGGAACTTTCCCAACGGCTCAAGGGCAAGAGTGCAGACGAGTTCTTGGGATTTGCCCCGACGGAGAGGCAGCTTAAGATTGGCGGTGTCGCTGAGCCGATCAACCCCGAGCTTAACTTCTTCTCTTTGGTCAAGCGTAAGAACGAGGACATGATCGAGGCGCGGCTTGATCGCCACATTATGATGCTGCTTGAACAGAACGGCCTAATCAAACGGACGGTTGACGAGGACGGCAAGACCACGTTTACGGGAGTGGTTGATAAGAGCCCCCCGATGAAAACTCGTGAAGGCATTAAGATGGAGGGCGACCCGTCCTACTGGACTAGGCGCAAGGAGGAGTTCATTAAGAACGAGCGCCTTCTGTACGACGATACTGCCGACCTCGGTAGGATCGCGCTCAGTACATTCAGGTTTATGAAGCTGGCCTTCACGCAGCCGTGGCCAATGCACTACTGGAACAACATGCTCGGTGACTTCTTTAACTCAATGGTGAACGCCGGGCCCACCGCTGCGGGTAAGGCAACTAAGTCGTCGTTTACTATTGCAGGTCGAGGGCGCAAGGAGGGAGAGTTCTCAATTCCAACCTTGCGTTACGGAGACAAGTACGCCCGCGCCGCTGCTATGGAGCGTGGCGTAATGGATGAAGTGTTTGAGGTGGGTGGTGTTAAGTACACGGGTGACCAGCTTACCGCGCTTGCTCACCTCACCGGGCTTGGGCGAGGGTTCACTGGTGAAATTGGAGAGAACCTTGGGGACCAGCTTGCAAGAGAGCTCGGCCACACAACCAAGATGTTCGAGGCTGCTAAGGCCCCGTGGACTACATACTTTAGGTTTATGCAGCGGCAGAACGTTACCCGAGAGGACGCGATGCGTTTCCGCACCTGGGTCAACCACATGGAGGACGGTAAGAATCCTATCGAAGCATCGCTGACAACCATTGACGGCGTGTTCGACTACGGTGCCCTGTCTCGGTTTGAGAAGGTCTGGATGCGTAACATCCTCATGTTCTACACTTGGATGCGACTCAACACTCCCTTCCAGTGGCGAGCGATGCTTAAGAACCCCGGCCTTTACGCTTCTTACGGAGCTATCGAGCGCGACCGACCGAAGAGTCCTAATGAGCCGGGCTACGTCAGTGAGCTGGGGCTGCTGCCTATCCCCCTTCTTGGTAACGTGTCCATCGGTGCGCCGTGGGCTGACCTCCACAAGAGCTACCTGCCGTTCACCAGCGACACCGATACGGTTCAGTCGTATACTTCTGACTACCTGTCCGCACTGAACCCCATTGCAAAGATTCCTTTCGAGCTTGCTACGAACAAGAACATCTTTACTGGTGCTCCTGTTCGACAGTTCCCCGGACAGAAGAAAGAGATGCCGTTTGGTCCTCTTAACAAGCCAATTGTAGAGTCTGGGATTCTGGGCCCGTTGGTTGGCTACCAGCGGCAGCGCAAGGGCGGGGAGCTTGTGCCCGCAATGAATGCTCGCGTTGACCACGCCTTGGGCAGCTTCCTCGGTCCGTTGGCGACGCTAGGCGATAGGTTCCCGGCCAACTTTGGTGGCCCGGAGGCTAGGCCGCAGAACGATACGTGGAGTATCATAACCCAGATTGCTGGCGTCGGTCGTACTGTTGAACCTAGCCCGTACTGGGCAGACGCCGCCAAGGTGCGTGAGGCACGTAAGAAGGCGGACCTTACAAGGCTGCGTAATGCAGAAGCACTGGTCCCTAACTACACCGGAGGCTAAATGGCCGTCCCTAATCTAGAAAGCTTTAGGAAGTCCCTTAAGGGCACACCCATGTACTCGGAGGCTGCCGCCATCTACGACGTGGCGATGCGTAACGGTGTGAACCCTGCGTTCGTGTCGGGGCTGGCCAAGGCTGAGTCGTCCTACGGCACCGCCGGGTTCGCGCGGGGGCGGAAGAACCCTTACGGCTACGGCGTGTTCAGCGGCGGGCCGAACAACGGGTATGGGTCGTATGCCGATGCAACGGAGGCCATGACCAAGGGGCTTCGTGGGAACCTGTACTACGGTGCTGGCAAGCGCTCCATCGCAGACGTGATGAACACCTATTCACCGCCGAGCTCGAACAACACCGGCCAGCACATTCAGAACATCATCAACGCAGGCCGGGCCACAGGTGGCGACGCCTCGCAGGTGTTCCTTGACGGCCCGACAGGCTACGAGGGAACTGCTGGCGACGACAACACTGCGGCTGCCAAGAAGGCGCTGTCGCCGTCGGGTTCGGGTGACCCGATGCAGCAGGCCATCGCCCAGAGCATCACCAGCGGCGACGATGAGGACGACGAAAAGGAGTCGCTGTTCAATACCGTTATGAACGTGGCGATGAAGCAGGCGATGCAGGGCCAGACCGAGCCACAGTCTGACGGTCACGAGGGCCACGATCACGGGGACGGAGGCGGAGGCGTCGGCATCCTTGCGAACGACGGCACCCAGCCGGGCCTGTCGAAGTGGGGCGGGCCACACGACCACGGCAAGCGGGCGCTCGGCAACTGGCAGTCAGACACGGCGTGGGACCTCGGCGGGCCCGCAGGCACAGCGATCTACTCGCCGTTGCCGGGCCGGGTTGTGAAGGTCAGCGACTGGGACGACCGGGCGCAGTTCCGTGGGCAGGGCGTCACGATTGACCACGGCAATGGCAACCTTGCGTTCTACAAGCACCTCGGCAATGTCGCAGTCAAGCCAGGGCAGCAGGTGGGTCCGGGCACCCTGCTCGGCGGGCTGGCCGACGGCACCGGGGGCGGGCCTCACCTGCATCTCGGCGGCTCGTCTAACTCATTCCTAGAGAGCCTAATCGGCTACTATCTAAGGTAGGAGTAATATATGTATGACGGTATTATGGTGCGGGCATGGTACGACTGCCCTTGGATTCTGTACCCTAACTGGTTCACTTGGAAGCTAGGGCAGCGATGCCCTGAGCTCATTGGGTTCAGGGATCTTGACACCATCCACGTCAGTCTGCCAGCCTAGCACGCCACCCATGTAGGTCGAAGATCGGGCAGTAGACCCCCGGCGGGTGGCCCATGTTCTTGTTCAGCATGTCCTCGCACGGGCGACAGTAGCTGCTGCGTCCGTACAGGCCGTGCTCGTGCTGGCGGAGGGTGACCAGCAGTACCTGTTCCCCGCAGAACGTACACACACGGTGTGTACGTTCTGCGGGGGTCTTCGGTATGGGGATATTACGTTCGTCTATCGGCAACTACATCGCGCAGGTGCCGTCAACG